AATCTTACTAAATTTTGGCGAACTTGTAAATACGACTTGTTATACTCGTCTGTCATAATTTGTGCCGAAGCATTAGTAACGGAATTAATGAGTTGTGCAGCAACTTCACACATACGGGCTGACATATTTCCGTCTTGTATATCGGTTTCCATTCTGTCTAGTAACCGATTAGCTCTTGCTATGTTCATCAGGATTATTTGATCTGGAATGCCTGCGCCTCGGATTTCACTATTAATTTCCTGGACTTCTGACTCTACATAATCTAGATCAAATTCATCTGACAAGTTTTTTCTGTTTAATTGAACCATTTTCAGTATTTTTTGTGCCTCCTATTTAGCATAAAATCAGGATAAATCTGAAACGATTTACTCCCGATTATGGATACATTTTAACAGGTCCATGATGGAATGTAAATGTATCGTTTCAGATTATATTTATACTTATATTAGCTATTTATAAAAGCAATAAAAAAGACGCTTCCGATATAAGGTGGAAGCGTCTTTGATTTCTTTAAGTTAGAACGAATTAATGTTCTAATTTATGTGCTTACGGCAGGCCTTGTACCTGAATGTAGTAGTAGTAATTTTGTGAACCGAAAAGCAAGTCTGGTGAACCAACGGTTGGTCCGCCACCATAGATTGCATAACGGGACATTAAGCCTACTGTTGGATGGAATGAATCCTCAAAAGTAGCCTTCATTGCTAGCAACTGAACATAAGGTAGATAAATAACGCCTGCGTCATACTCGGAAGGTCCCTTGTAACCGATAATCATTTCATCTGTAGATGAGAATGTGTCACGGTAGACAGCGATTCTGCCGTCAAGTGAACCAAGGCGTGCAACGCCAGTAACTTGAGTACCAACATCTGTCGGAACTGGTTGAATTGTGAATGATGCGAGAGTTTCAAGAACTGCTGCAACGGTTGGATTCACGATTACGAAATTACCTGCACCTCTACGGGTGTTAACGGCAATAACATTAGACTTACGAATCAATGCATTGTAAAGTTCTCTGTACTTCTCTGCTTCCCAACGACCAGTAGCGGTGTTGAAGTCCCAGTTAGCTGAAGTAGCTGTGGAGTAGGTAGCTGCGCTTTTAATGGTGTAGATTAGTTCACGGTCGATTTCTTGGGTAATTTCATACGCCAAGATGTCCATCATTTCTTCTTCTAGGTCGAGTCCGTGCATAGCCCTCAAGTCTTGTGCGACTTCGAGTGACCAACGGCTTCTCAACTTACGAGTTCCGGCTTCAACCTGTGCTTTTTCTACAGTCATGTTAACTTCTCTAATACCTGTGCCATCACCGATGCCGAGACCACGATCACGGGTTACATCTGAACCCAATTGCTCGCCAGCGGAGGTAACATAAGAACCAGAGTAGGTTCTGTCGATAGTGTTATAGCCAAGCTCGGTTACGCCTGCAGTGTAGTCACCTTGGGTGGTACCTGCACGGAACCTAAGAGCGAATGCTAGACCGACTGGTCCAGTCATTGGCTGAACACCTACGATTTCGTGAGCGATAAGCTCAGGAAATGTTCTACGAACCATGGGAACAGCGATTTTATGGAAGTCGCCAGACTCCTCATAACCTAACCCTTGCCTTGTAAGGCCAGTTTGAGTATAAGAACCAGCTTCAGTTAGATAATTGTGTTGATTTTCTAACATAAGAGCAGTAGATTTCTTAATCTTAGGATTCCTAATCTCTTTGCCTTCATCAAGGACCTTTTCCCATTTCTTGACTAGGTCTTTTAATTCCATTATGTTTCTTTCCTCCTGTTTAATTTAGTGCCTAACGTATTAATTAAAATACGTTTTCTCTGAGTGTCTTTGTATAGCCTTCTAGGAACTCTGTAAAAGGACTCTTATCATCTTCTGTGATAATTTCATCATCCTTCTTTTCATCGTCCTTGTCTACATCAATTACACCCTCATCTTTCTTTACGCCCATTTCTGTCTCGCACTCTGGACAGGCCGGGCAATCTGTCGCTTCTGATAGCGTCTTTGTAGCGCCACAGTCTGGACAAATACATTCGACTTCACTTACTTCGTCATCCTCTTTTTCGTCAACTGTCAAAGATTCAACAATAAGATCAAACTTCTTGTCAATTTCATCTTTGTCAGTTACACCTTCCAAGAGTTCATAGACTTTAAGCTTCTTAGCTTCTGTGAGGCCGTCTGCTTTCTGACGGAGATGCATTTCGGCATCTAGTTGTTGTGCCTTGAGCTCTTGCTCAAGTTTTTCTTCCATCAGGCCGTCAACTTGTTCTCTGAGACCGAGAATTTCCTTCTTTGCCTCTCTGAGAAGGTCTTTAACTTCATTATCAAGTAAACCTTCATCAATAGCAAGACGGACTTTAAATTGTTCGATTAACTCATTATAAAGCTCGCCCTTGCGTGCATACTCAAGAACTTTCTCGGGAATAACGAGTTCTTCTTCAAGAACAGAATCAACAAAGTTTGAAAATTTAGATGTGATTTCTTTCTTATATTCTTCAAACCTTTCTTCCATTGATTCTACAAGGGCTTCTTTTTCAGATTTAATAACTGTATCTGCTTCTTCTTTAGCTCTTGTATCTATAATGGTCTTTAGACTGTCCTTGATTTCTTCCTGCTTGGTCTCGTCAAGTGAGTCAACACCTAATAGCTCAAGTAGTTTCTTCAAGTCCATATTCTGTTATCCCTCCTATTAGATTTCATGGATATTTACTTCCATTATTATATCACGCAAAAAAAGCTCGAACCTCAATCCAGGCTTGTATTACGGTATACGGTATGGGTTACCAATTTATTGAATCGAAATGTCTTTTCTTTGCTGCATTTATTTCTTCTTGTTCTTGAAGTTGCTGAATTTCTTCCGCAGTAGGTTCTCTTTTTGGGTTCGGTATTGCGAATGTTTCACCTTCATAGATACCGTTAACCCAGGATGGGTGATTACTTGGGTCCGTTACCAAATCGTAACAGATAAGTTTGTAATCTTCATTAACGTATCCATCGTCATTTACGGTTCCCAATCCTCTGGACGAGATTCCTAATTTCCCTTCTTTTACAAGTGTTCTCGCAATTTTACCCATGGGAGTATCAAGAATCTTAGCTTTTCCATAGACATTGTTTCCCTTCCACTCTAGTCCTTCAACTAGAATAGCGATTCTTTCAGGATTAATTTCTGGAGAAGGTGGGTGTCCTAACTCGCCCCATAGGTAACGATTTGATACCTTCTCATGTATCTTCTTTAATTCTCTTTCTAAGATTTCTCTAGGGTATTTCCTTTTATTGTTATTTTCAGCTTCAGCTGTGCTAAAAATTCCGACAATATACAGGTCCCTTGACCTAGAGCCTTCAGAAAGTGTAACATCATAAGACATTTCTGTTATAAGTTTCAGCATTTTATTCCTCGTCTTTATTTTCTTTTTCTTTTGCCGCTAATCTCGCTTTGACCCGTTCTTTCCTCTTCCTCTTTTCTTCGTCCTCTTCCTCAGAATCATCATCTTCATCCTCTGTGTCATCCTCGGTGTCGTCCTCTTCCGTTTCATCTTCTTCCTCTTCCGGGTCAGGATTTATTTCTCCTTTTAATTCAAGTGTTTTCTGTAAAAACTCATCCCTAGCTCTCGCTATTTCAGCAGAGAGCTTGTCTTTTGCATCTAAGAACTTGTCAGCTTCAAAGTCATCTAATGCGGCTTTTACTTTTTCATCATCTAATGGCATAATTACCTCCTCACATTTTTAGCCAATTCCTACAGATTTGGCTGCCTCTTTTATTTTACCATGTACGGTCATTATTTTCATGCCGTCACGACCTTCCATATCATCAATATTTCGTGACATAGCCTGAAAATACCTCATCATTTCCCTTGCTAATCTTTCACCTTCAGTAACTCGTTTCATTATTACAGCTTTGATTTTAGGTGTATCTTTTATCTTTGCCTCTATTAGGTGTTGTTCAAATTTACTCATTTTGCTGCCTTTTGAGCCTTTTGTAATGAGCCTACAGCCTTCTTGATATTCATAACAACATCAGGCCAGTGTGGGTCTTGTTTCTTCAGCATATTATTTACTTTGGTAATAAAACCCGAAACATCACCCAAGAAACTCATCACTGATCCGTGTTTATCGGATAATGGTGCCTCACTTATAGTCATAATATAGGCTTCTAGTATTTTTTGTTTTTCGTCCATAAGTCCATCCTTATTTATATTTATAACTCAATTTTAATTATGTTCTGCCGCAGTAGCAATGAGCACATCTGTATCAAAGTCTGATATAGGAACCTCTGTTACATATAAGGTTCCTGCACCACCTTGAGCATCAATATAAGCGATGAGTGCTCTATATCTTTCAATTGTCATTGAAAC